GGGATTACAACGCTGGCAAGCTTTATGCCTACAACCTCAACACCTACACCGACGCCGGTCAGCGGCGGAAATGGTTGAGGAGCTGGCGGGCGCTGCCTCAGACGACATCCAATGCGTTTCGGATCTCCTGGCTTGAGATACAGGCTGAGACCGGGGGCATCTCAACGGTGGACAATCCGCAGATGATGCTGCGCCAGACATTTGACTCGTCCAGCTACACGTCGGAGTTCTTCCAGCCTGTCGGTCTGATCGGTGCTACTGCACAGCGCATCAAGTTCAACCGGCTGGGCATTGAACGGCGGGGCTTGGCTCAGGATCGGGTGTTTGAGCTATCGTCGAGTGATCCCTATAAAGTGGCATTGCTGGCAGCAGAGATTGGCTGATGGTTGTCAAGGTATCCCCCGTCGCGCCTAGCCCATGGGTGCAACCCAATGGTCAGCCGGTGCCTGCCTACTATCAATACAACGTCACGCTGGCCAATGCGGTGAGCAATTTGCAGAAGTCCTGTTCTGCTATCACCCCGCTGCCAGCCAGCCCAACCACCACGCAGATTGTCACTGCGGTCAACGCCATCATTGCGGCGCTGACGGGTCCATGAGCACACCGTTCTTTATCACTGGCCTGCCCAGATCTCGGACGGCCTGGTTCTCTGTTGCGACTTCCACACCCGAAAGCGTGTGCCATCATGAACCCACCGCCTGGCTAAGTGATTGGCCCGAGCTGGTGCGGCTGTGGACCGAGAGCAAGTTTCGGTATGTGGGCATCTCGGATTCCGGTCTGGGAATGCTGCTGCCTTCAATCTTGGATGAACTCCGCCCGAGGACATTGATTATCCGCCGGTCGGTGGATCAGGTGGAGACAAGCCTCAATCAGTTCGGGATATCCAGCCCACGCTTGCGTCGTCGTCTGGATGCTCTCCAGGACATGCTGCGAATCTACGAGGACCACCCATTGGTCAGGGTGATCCCGTATGAGGAGCTGGACTATTGGACGATCTCGGATGCTCTTGACTGGCTGACACCGGGAACCTCCCAGCCGATGCTGCATCAACTTATGCATCTGAACATCCAATCAGATTTTTGCTATAACGTCAAAATGGCGCACGGCGTAAACGAATGGTGGGTGCCTGACGAATTGAAGGAATAGACAATGCCTTTCTTTGCCGCTGCCGCTCTGATGGCCACCGCCACAGTTGGAAGTTCACTGATTGCGTCAGGCGCAGCGTCGGACGCTGCATCGCAACAGGCGGCATCCGCACAACAGGCAAACCAACTTCAAGCGCAGGCGCTGGCTCAACAACAAGCCAACCTCGCCCCGTATCAACAGGCTGGCCTGCCCGCCATCACCGCACTGCAACAGGGCTTAGGCCTGATGCCGGGTTCTACGGGTGCAATTGGTCAGGGCGCGTTAAACACCCCGTTCAGCCAACAGCAATTCCAAGCCTCGCCCGCTTACCAGTTTGAACTGCAACAAGGTCTGCAATCCGCACAGAATGCAGCCTCCCGCACGGGCGGGCTTGGCGGCAACCAATTGCTTGCGCTGCAACAGCAGGGTCAGGGTCTAGCCCAGATGGATTACCAACAGCAACTTCAAAACTACCAAGCCCAACAGCAACAGCAATATAACCAGCTGATGGGTCTGACCGGCATTGGTCAGGCGTCGGCGGCTGGAGTGGGCGCTGCCCAACAACAATACGCAACGCAAGCCGGTCAAAACCTGATGGGCGCGGCTAACGTGCAAGGTGCTGCTGGCATTGCCGGAGCAAACGCCTTGACCGGCGCCTTAAGCGGCGGGGCCAGTTCATTGTCCAACGCCTATCTGATGCAGCAGCTTTACGGCGGTTCTGGCGGCGTGTTTGGCGGCGGCAACCCGATTGTGTCGCCCAATTATGCCATGACCGGCGCTCCTCTGGCCTCAAGCCCGCTTGACTTCACGTTTACTGGGGGCTGATCATGGCGCTCGACACCTCAATCTACGGCATGTTGAACACGCAGTTTCAGCAATTCGATCCGTCGAATGCGATGAAACAAGCGAACATGCTGCAACAACTAAAAGCCCAGCAGATGGAAATGCAGGCGGCGCAAGCTGCTTCGCAGAAGGCCAATGCGATCCAAGACCTGTTGGCGCAAAGCGATTTCAAGCCTGGCGAGAAGGTGGATACGAACACGCTTGCCAAAATCCGAGGTGTGGATTTCGACGCCTATTCCAAACTGGTCACCGCAAACCAGCTGATGGACAAGTCGGTTGCTGAAACTGCGAAGTTTCAAGCCGAAACGGATGCTAAGGAATCCGAGCGGATGATGAAGTTTGAGGAAGCCCAGCACGACGCTGCCGGCCGAGCCATGGAAGCTTATACCAGCACAAAAGGTTCTGTTGGTGAGAAGCAAGCAGCCGCGCAGAAGGTCTGGGATCAGGACTTTGCCGACCTCAGTGAGATTGCGCCCAAGGGCCACAAGATGCCCCGTCAGTTTGATCCTGGCGTGTTCTCCGTTGCTTCCAAGGATTATCTCGACCGTCAGGAAAAGAGGCGGGAACAAGGCTTCAAAGAAAAGATTGAGACCGGCAAGCTGGCGGTTGAACGTGGACGTCTGGCGGTTGAACAACGCCGAGAGTCTCGCGAAGAACGCACCGCCAAGGAAAAGGAAGCGGGCGGCCTGACGGATGAAGGCGCTCAGTTTGCCGTGGATCGTTATCTCAGCGGCGACACCACTGCGTTCCAGGGCTATGGGCGCGGGACTCAAGGCGCAAAGAACCTTGAGAAACTGAACAATCTGCTGGCGAAGACTGCGGCTGGTCGCGGTATCACGCCCGACCAATTGAACCGTGCCAAGATGGGCTTGGCTGCTGAAACCGCAGAGGCTCGCACCACCGGCAAGCTGGCCGGTTCCATGGAGTACGTCATCCCGACGGTTCGTCAAGCTGCTGACAATTTCCGCGAAACGCAGAGCGCCCTAAACGTTAAGGTGCCAAGCCCGCTACTCAACAGGTTTGTCCAGGGCGGACAATTTGAAACCGGCAACCCAGAAATTACAGCCGCGCTGGCATCGGCTGACTTCCTCGCGTCCGAGTGGGCGGCGCTCAAGTCTCGAGGAACGCCGAAGGAAAGCGACAAGGCCGTCACGCGGAAACTGATTGCTCCGTATCTTGCTTCTGGCCAGGTTGATGCTCTCGTGGCGCAGATCAAGAAAGAGACCGACATCGCCGAAAAAGCTTCGGCCAGCCGTATGGGCGCGGTTGAGGGCGCTGCGGCTGCCGGTAAAGAAGATCCGCTGGGGATTCGCTGATGCCTACAATCGCAGAAGTTCGCCAGAAATTCCCGCAGTACAGTGACCTGTCAGATGACCAGCTGGCGGAGGCGCTGCACAAGAAATATTACGCCGATCTGCCGGAGGATCAATTCAAGGCCAAGATTGGTCTGCCGGTCAAAAAGGCTCAGCCGGTGTCACGAGCGCAACCGCTCAGCGATAAATGGCGCGACACGGGTCGAGCACTCGCGACGGGTGCGGGCGGAATCATCGGTGGCGCATTGGCATTGCCGGAAGCTGGAGTGGCGGCAATCCCGACGCTTGGTCTTGGCGGTATAGCAACGGAGGCTGCGGGTGTCGGTCTGGGCGCTGGCCTTGGCGGTCAGTTATACGATTGGGCCACTCAGCAATCTGGTGCTGCCCCAAGAACCACGCTTGCTGAACAAGCCAAACGTGCGGCTCTGGATGTTCCCGAAGGCGCTGCTGGTGTCATGGGAGGTCGCATCCTGGAGGCTGGCCTTGGCGGTGCTGTGTCGGCTGGAAAGAACGCGCTGAAAGGTGTCGTGAAGCCGCCGGTGCGTGAACCTTGGGAAGCAGAAACGTTTGAAATCAATCCGCAGCATGTCGCTGACATGGAGTCTCAAGGAATTTATCTCACGCCGGGTCGCCGCGCGGGCGGCGCTTTGGCGCGGGCCGAACAACGTGCGAAGAGCAATCCGTTTGTCAGCCAGGCCATCCGCCAGGAGGAAGATCGTTCTGTTCGCAGCATGAACGTCGCCGCTTATAATCAAGTGTTGGAGCCCCTCGGGATCAAGTACACAGGCAAAGTCGGGCGGGAAGGAATTGCAAAACTTCAGCAAATTCTAAGCGATCAATACGAAAAGATCATTCCTAAGATCAAGGTCAAGGCCGATGATGAGTTTGTCCACGATCTGAGCGTGATCAGAGCGGGAGGCGCTGAACTTCCGCCCGCGCAAGAAAAGCAATTGGAAGCGATCATCAATGGCCGCGTCCTGAAGCGTCTCAAGCCCGGCGATCGGATTGACGGCCAGACATTCAAAGACATTGAATCGCAGGTCGGGCATCTTTCCAGAATATACAAGCGTTCTGGTGACACCGCGCAGCAACTGCTGGGCGATGAATTGTCCAATGTGCAAATGGCCCTTAGGTCCGCTGCTGAACGGCATTCGGACCCCGGTGTCAGGGATGCATTGCGGGCAACCAATAAATCTTATGCGATGCTCACTCGAGTCGAAGAGGCATCGGCTCGGCGGTTGAACAGCGAAGGCATCTTCAGCACTGGTGATCTTCTCAGCGAGGTAAAGCGGCAGGCTGGAGGTGTCAGGCACAAGGTTTACGCGGCGGGCGATGCGCTGCTTCAACCATTTGCCGAGCGCAATCATACGGTGATGCGGGATCTCATCCCGGATTCTGGCACGGCTGAACGTTCCACCGCCAAGGGTGTTGGTGGACTGCTCAATAATTTTGTTGTCGCGCCATCGACCAATGCGCTCGCATCTCAAATGCTGCGCCGTGGGGTCAAGGTTCCCCAAAGGACCGGAGTTAACGCGCTGCCACTGACCACCCAGGCTGCCGGCCAAGTTCTGCCCCCGAGTGTTCAACAATGAACCGCATAGACATCCGCTTCATCCCTGGCGAAGAGCAACGCTACGACACGCTGGGTGACTGGTGGTTTGCGGACGACTGCCTGCATATCCGCTCAACAGGGGATGAGCCGGAAGCCCTGCTGATCGCCCTGCATGAGCTTGTGGAGGCGTACCTCTGCAAGCGGCGGGGAGTATCCCAAGAAGCAGTGGATGCCCATGACTGGCGGTTCCAGGCTGAACTGGAGGCCAAGCTGCACCCAGATGACGCCGAGCCGGGTGATGATCCCCGCGCACCGTACCGTCGCGAGCATCGTTTCTCCATGCTCATGGAAATGCTATTAGCTCATGAGCTAGGGCTTGATGGCTACGGGATCTGCAAATGAAAGTTTTGCTTATCGATGCAGACAACATCGGCCTCGACTTTGCGGTGCGCTGCGAAGCCTATGGGCATGAGGTCCGGTGGTATCGCTACAGCAAGAAACCTACGCGCAACGGTGAAGGCTTCCCCGGCATCACCATTGTGGATGATTGGAAGCCGTCCATGTCCTGGGCGAAGAATGGCCTGATCGTCACCACGGCCAACGCCAAGTTCATGCCCGAACTGGATCGTTACCGTGACATGGGGTTTACAATATTCTCACCAACGGTTCGGTCCTCCAAGCTAGAGATCGACCGCAAGGCTGGGCTGGATGCCATGAAGCGGGTGGGCATTGATGTCCCTGACTATCAGGTCTTCAACAGCCTTAAAGAGGCTGAGACCTTCGCCCGCAAGTCGGACAAGTCCTACGTGTTCAAGACCATGGGCGACAACGAGGACAAGTCTCTGTCCTACGTCTCCACGGATCCTGCCGATCTGGTGGGCTGGCTCCAGAGGAAGCAGGCGCAAGGGTTGAACCCCAAGGGCCAGGTCATGCTTCAAGAGAAGATCGACATGATTGCCGAGGTGGGGGTGAGTGGG